AGAAAGGTCTACTAAAAGAAAAACGCTTTCACAGTATCTTGCAGAACAGCCTAACGCTTATGAGCTTGCTTTAGCAAAAATTAAATGCGTTCAAGAAAATCAGATATTCACCGATAGCAGGGGAAGAGAGAAAAAGCTGACGTGGAACGATATAACCGATAGAGACTTTACCTACTATTATTTGAAAAAGCATGAAGAGATTTTAGGCCGGACGCTACCTGACGGGATAAGAAATGGACAGGGGGTTACGGCCTTCAAAAACGGAATCAGATTGTACTTCAATATCCCCAAAGAGATGTTATGCAGGTATATCGATGAAATGTTATTAATTTACAAGGATCATCCAAAGAATACTGGGATACTCTCGTGGGGAATGATCACGGGCTACCCTAAGTTAATTGATTACATTTACGAAAAAGCTAAGGCTAACATTGAGACGGAAGAAGAGGATAAAAAGATGTACGAGAATGATGATGCAGAAGATTTCTGGTGGCTGAATGAGGATTGAGAAAGGATTCAAAGGTGGACAAAAAAGGACTTCGGTAATATTGACATTAAAATGTAAAAATCTGAGGTAGCCAATTAGCTCACTTAGAAAATGAGCATTTTTTCCTCTATTTACATCAAATTTTTTAGCTCCTGCGCTTGCAGCTTGACGCAGGTTCAATTTTAGAGAGTTAACTAATAGTCTTATACCTCTTTTTGACCAGAAGCGATTCTGGAGGCTTGTAGAGCGTTTTAGCGAATTGGGCGATGAGAGTTAACAAAACCGGGATTTTTCTGTAATGATCTTATAGTGATAACTATTCGAAAGGGGTGGTAAAAAGTGTATTTCAATTTTTTAAGCTGTTATGCGAGGGATTTCGATCCCGTATGCAAGGATTACCCTGAGGGCTGTAACAGGTATTGTTGGGGGTTTCATTCCCTACAGATCGCTTACAACTTAAGCAACATGCCGGAGATTTACCGCAGGCTGCCGAAGGAGATCGAAACGCCGAAAGAAGATGCTAACTATATAGACCTGCTGAAAAAGCTTGACGATAGGATTTTAGGCTTTGTAGAGGAGGGGCACGGGCTTTTTATTTGTGGGAAATCCGGAACCGGAAAAACGATGTGGGCCTGTAAGTTAGCGCAGAGCTATATAAAGAAAAAGGCTAAAAAGGTGGCTTACAGAAGGCTGGTTTACTTTGTAGATATCGTGGAGCTTCTTTTTTCGATGAAGGCAGATTTCGGTTCGGACGATAGAAAAAAATACATCGAAATGACGGAGAGCATAAAGGAAGCCGATCTGGTGATATGGGATAACGTGGATGGGCCGTACACTGATGCGGAAAGGGATCTGCTTTTCCTTCTGATAAACGAAAGGTATTCGAATAGGAAGGCGCAGATCTTTACCTCTCTTTATAGTTTAAACACTTTAGAAAAGGAGAACTTCTTAGGGGGGCAGGCCGTGGACAGGATAAGGAGGCAGAGCTACGAGGTAAAGCTCTTATCACCCTTCAGGGGGAGAAAAGGGAAAAAACTACCTTCAAGGGGTGATGGTAAATGATCGAGCTTCAGGTTATCAACAAGATTTTAGCTGACAGGTCGTTAAATTTCTATCTGCAGAAGGGGATTTCGGGTGATTACTTCAGGGCTTACCGCGAGGAGTTCGATTTCATTCAGAACCATTACAAGGAGTACGGGATGGTGCCCGATAAGGAGACGTTCGCTGACAGGTTTCAGGAGTTCACCTTCTTAGAGGTTACGGAAAAAAACGATTTTTTGATTAATAAACTGTTAGAAAACTACCTCTACGGCGAAATGGTGCCCTTTGTTCATACGTTGGCTGAGAAGTTGAAGGATAACTCCTTTGAGGCGATGGAGTATCTGCAGGTCGAATTTAAAAGGCTTCAGCGGATCGGACTGTTTAGGGAAGGCCATGACTTAGTGAAGGACGCTCACATGAGGCTGAGGGAATACGAGAAGAGAAAGAACGTCAAGGGGCTGTTGGGTATAACTACCGGGCTTGATGAACTTGATAACTTCACGAACGGGTGGTTGCCGGAGGATCTGGTGACGATCGTGGGTCGGACGAACGAAGGAAAAACATGGCTTCTCCTTTTCTTCTTAGTGGCGGCGTGGAGATCGGGGAAGCGGATTCTTCTCTATTCCGGAGAAATGGGAAAGACGGAGATAGGTTTCCGAATCGATACCATCATGTTCAACTTCTCAAACTTAGGGCTGATGGCTGGTGATGAAAATTTGGGGGTAGAAAATCCTTATCTTGACATTCCGAAAAGGGATGGGGCGGATTACGTGGAGTATATAAACGCTCTGAGTAAGGAAGAGACGGCCTTTGTAGTGATTACGCCATCTGATCTGGGTGGTCGAAAGCTTGATGTGGCTACCTTGCACGGGCTGATCGAGAAGTACGAACCTGGCATTGTAGGGATCGATCAGATAAGCTTGATGGATGACGTCAGGAAGGGCGAAAACAAGCGGATCAGGTATGCTAACATATCCGAAGATCTTTATTTGACATCTGAAAGCTACAAGATCCCGATCCTGCTGCCGGTTCAAGCGAACCGGGAAATAACGAAGGAGCGGAAGAAGGATATAACGCCGGGGATTGAGCATATTGGAGAGGCCGATGCGATTGGTCAGAACTCTACAAGGATCATCAGCTTGAGGCAGATAGACGGAACCTTGAAGATCGAGCTGAAGAAAAATAGGTACGGGCTGAACAATCAGGAGCTTATTTGCATATGGGATATAGATAGGGGGGTGCTCAGGCCTGCCCTGTCGGTTTCCGCCGAAGTGGAGGGCGAGGAGGCGGAAAAAAGGAGCGGAGAGGGTGAATTCTGATGATCGAAATTGAGGGGATTTTATTCGCAGAGGACGTTTACGAAATCCTTTTAAGGCTTAGGGAAGAGATCAGGAAACAGGGGATTCATTACCTTTCTACGATCAAGCCGGGCAGGGACAACGTGCAGATAACCTGTCCGAAGCACTCCGAAGGGAGGGAGAGGCGAGCGAGCTGCGGAGTTACGACAAAAGAGGTCAAGCGGTTCGGCAGGGTTTTCCCCGCCGGGACTGTCAACTGCTTTACCTGCGGATTTGTAACTGATCTGCCGGGTCTGATTTCTCATTGTTTCGGAAGGGACGATGAGGGCTATTTCGGATTTAAATGGCTTGTCAACACCTTTGGGCCTTCCATCCCCGAAGAGCGAAAGGAAATAGTTCTGAATTTGGATCGGGAGAAGAAGAAGGATGAGGGCGATTTTGTAACGGAAGAGGAGCTTGATCGTTACCGCTTTATCCATCCTTACATGTATGAGAGGAAGCTGACGGATAGGGTGATCAGCTTCTTTGACGTGGGGTACGATGATGCAACGAACTGTATAACCTTTCCCGTAAGGGATGAGAGGGGCCGGGTGGTTTTTATCTTCAGGAGGTCAGTTTCGGGTAGGTACTTCAACATCCCGGAGCACGTGAACAAGGGCGATTACCTTTACGGTTTTTATGAGGTAAAGAACAACCTCTTCCAGATCGAGGAGGTTTGGATATGCGAAGGAATCCTTGACGCTTTGAATTGTTGGGGGGCGGGTATTTTTGCGGTTGCTCTGATGCAGGCCATCCCTACGAATAAACAGATCGATCTCTTGAATTCGATTCCGGTAAGGAAATTTGTTATAGCTTTGGACAACGATAAAGCCGGTAATACGGGGGCGGAAAGGATTAGGGATAGGGTCTATGACAAGTTACTTTATAGGGCTATGCTTCCTGCCGGAAAGGATGTAAACGATCTGTCGATGGAAGAGCTTCTAAATTTAGAAGAAAAATTGATCGGATTGACTTGACAAGAAGAAAAATCCATACTATAATTTATAATAACAAGGTAGTATTGACCAAAAGTGGCCAAATTATTCATCAAAAGTTAGAACAATACATTAAGGAGGGAGTGATGAACGGAAGTTCTTCAATTGAAAGGGAAAGGCGGATCGTATCAGGGGTCAGATAAAAAACTTGAAAGGAGTAATCGGCGGAATGAAAGAAAAAGAGATGGGCAATTATCCGGAGTTCGGAAAGGCTGTAATGGTTTGCAAAGGCTATTTCAAGAAGGACGATCAGTTCGATTATGAGGATTACGGGGAGATGACGATCGAAGAGGTAGTCATGGAGTACCAAAGGACGGGGGATGATAGTTGTATAGCGTACCTGTTCAAAGAGTTAGTCGCTCTGATCGAGAGGCAGGCTAATTTGTTTTTTATAGAGGATGATGATAAGGTGAGTTTTGCTTTTGAAGTGCTTTTTGAAACTTCCTTATCCTTCGTACCGGAGTACGTGAAGGAAGGATCGGTAAAGCCAGTGAAGTTCATCAGCTACTTCATGAAGTCGTATAAGAACCGGATTCTGAAAGAAATTCAGGCCAGGAATTGTGACAAACGAGCAGCCAACAACAATTGTAAATACTATTTTGAAGATTCAAGATTTTTAGAAGGAAGGCCGGATCCAACGGATGATGACGGCGATCTGAATAGCAGGCTTGACAAGCTGCTGCCAGATTGCAAGCTCTATCGGGATGACCTGAATTTCATAGACATATACGAATCGATCAGAAATGATTCAAGTTTTCTGCCGAGTGAGATCGATTATTGCATTTTGGCGATGCGTTACGATGACATAAAGGATTCCGAAATTGCGGAGCTTTTAGATTTCTCGAGGGCCGGGATCAAGGCCATCAAGAAGAGGCTGAAAAAGAAATTAGAGGTATTAGCTCTCAAAGCCAGTTAACAAAACCAGATTTTTTCTGTAATACTATAGTAGGGGGGAGACATTCCCCCATATCATAAAATTCAAAAAGGGAGAGGATAAAATGAACGCATTGGGAAAGAAACTTTCAGAAGTGGCGAAGCAGTTTTCTACGGGGGAACGGAACGAGTTTTTTAGCTTGAAAAATGACGGAGATAAGGCAGTGGTGAGATTTCTTTATGAGGGAGAAGATGACCTCGATTGGGCGATAGTTCATCAGGTTGAGATCGGGGGAAAGAAGCGTTACGTAAAGTGTCTGGAAACTGATGATTGTCCGCTCTGCCTTGCCGGGTATAAGCGGCAGCTAAAGGTTTTCCTGCAGCTTGTTTGCGATGGCAAGGTTATGACGTGGGAGCGGGGCCGGAAGTTTGTACCCGTTATCGTGGGGCTGACGGCGAAGTATTCTCCCCTGTATTCTCGGGAATTTGAGGTAGTGAGAAGTGGGAAACCTAATGATCCTTCTACATCGTATCAGTTATATCCCCTTGATCCTGATGGGGTGAAGCTCGAAGATCTCCCTGCGAAGCAGGAGCTAATTGCAGAGAACGGTTTCGTTCTTGTCAAGAGCAAAGAGGACATGGAGCTGATAGTCGAGGGTAAGTACTCTTATCAGGGGGTTGCGGGGATTCGAAGGCCAGTCAGTGGCGAGAAGGTATTTTAGGGCCGCTTAATCGATCGGGAAGGGCTGCAACATTATTTATTTCATTTACTTTTTTTGCAGCCCTTCTCTTTTAAGAAAGGGGGATAGTACTTTGAAAATAGATCTGAAGCTACCTTCAGAAGAGGAGATCAGAAAGAAAAACAAGGAGATCGTTAAAAAAGCTTCTTCACCTAAAAGAGTTCCTTCTTCCATTTCAGCGGATAAGAAGAGGGCGGGGATTGAAAAGAAGCTTTTTTCTATTTTGGAAGAGTTGAAGGATGAGCTGATCGACAGCGAGGGCAAGTTCGCAGTTATCAATGATGCTGAAGGGCTGAGGGACTACCTTCAGAAGGCGGAAGAGGCCGGGGTCATGGCGATAGACACCGAAACCACCGGGCTTGATCCTATGATTGATAGGGTGGTGGGGCTTTGTCTCTACACGCCGGGGGAAAGGGCCGTTTATGTGCCGGTTAACCATACCGATATTGACGGAAACAGGTTGCCGGGGCAGCTTGAAATGAAGGATATAGCGGAAGCTTTGAAAGCGATCGGGAAGTTGAAGCTCGTCTTTCATAATGCGAAGTTCGATCTGCGGATGATGAAGCATAGCGGATTGATTGAAAGCTACGTGGATCCCTTTTGGGACACCTATATAGCGGCTAATTTACTTAACGAAAATGAGCTTCACGGGTTGAAGGTTCTATGGAATAGTTATTGCAATGAGGGAAAGGGAAAGGTTGCGGCATATGACGATCTGTTCGAGAAGATACCGTTCAACTATATACCGATCGAAAAGGGCTACATTTACGGGGCCAAGGACGCACTAATGACATATGAGTTATATAGTTTTCAAAGGAAGTATTTGGATCCTGAGAGCGATGTCTGCAAAAGCCGGAATCTTAGGGACGCAGCTTTACTTTACCGGGACGTGGAGCTGCCGTTAATAAGAATTATTGCGGAGATGGAAGATGAAGGAATTTATGTCGATAAGGATTACGCAGAGAAGCTTGAAGAGGAGTACAACGGGAAGCTGAAGGAGGCACAAGAGGGGGTTTACGATGAAATAGCAAAGCTTCAGATCGGGGAGCTGCCCGAAGAGCTTTTCAAGAAGTTGGGCAATCCGATTAATCTAAATTCGCCTACGCAGTTGGCGATTCTGCTCTACGATGCCCTGAAGCTTGAATCACCGGATCGGAAGATGCCGAGGGGCACCGGGGAAAAGATCTTGAAACACTACATCGAAAAAAATATTCATAGGGATTTTTTCAGGGCTATCATGGAGTATCGGAAGGTTAAAAAGCTTATGACCACCTATATAACGAAGATTCCTGCGCTCGTAAGGCAGGACACCGGAAAGCTTCATTACAATTTTAACCAGTACGGGGCGAGGACGGGGCGATTCAGTAGCAAAAATCCTAACATGCAGAATATTCCTGCAAAGAATGAGGATATTCGAAAAATGTTCGTGGCAGAAGATGGAAAGGTT